GGTGAAGCTGGGAAAATAAATACTTGACATCAGCGTGGGATAATATATATACGCACATGGTAGCTCAATCATCTCAAACTTGTTAGCTCCTGTTTGTCCGTTGGGCTACCGTCATCGTGGGGTACTCGAGAAAAAGCTTACCACTGTAGTCAAAGACTAGTCGCTCGGTGTTTATTGCGAAACCTATGATACCCCATTTCCCATCTCCCACTTCCCACCGCAGAACCAAGAACTGTGGTTTGTAAACTAAGCATCAGGAGGAGCTGGTACCGCCCGCTGGTCCGTGCTTCAGTCAGAGCGATCGGTAGATTACCTACGCACACACACGCATGTGTGAAAAATTTTTTTATTTTATGCATTGACTTCTAATGCTAAACATCCTATATACATGGGATAACCAAAGGAGAACAACGATGACAAAAGAAACACAAGAAGACAAAAACAATTTATTGTTTAGCTGTCCAGAGCATGGAAAAGAAGCATACTTCAGTATTAAAAAATTTGAAAAGCACCCGAGATGGGCGAAGTCTATGGTGTATGTCTGGTTCAAGGACGACGAACGTGGCGACGAGAAGATGTGGTGTAGAATTTTCAAAGGAGATCTGAAGAAAGGTATTGGGATTCTAGACAATCAACCCTTTAACCAAATTCAATACAAAGTCGGTGATAAATTCAAATACCAAACCGATTCCAATGGCATCACATGGAAGGTAGGAAAAGCATGAGCATTGAAAAATTTTTGCTGGAAGGAGAGAAGGCAGAGTCCTTCACCATTGAAGATGTTGTCAAACATGGTTGCAGCGGCGGGATTATCCCGTCGCTGATTTACTATTATGATACAGTGAAGTTTCATGATGAACATGAAACCTGGATCTGGCAGCAGCTGTACCAACACGCCAACAACGATGGCATGTCGACCCTGCAATACATTTCCCGCTTAAACGGTGGAAAAGATGTGGGATCATTACGTCAATTGAAGAACCTGCTGAGCTGGTGGGCTGCAGAGGTAGCTGCACAGTACATCCTGAACGAAAGAGAGGAGGCAGATGAGTGCACTGGTTAGGTATATTATTTGGTTTGTTTTTGATGCGATCGGAGTGGGGGCGCGTGTTCGTGGGCCTGGCTTTGGTAGCGATATTCATTTAGTTCCCACATCCCGTGCCAAGCCCCAAGACTTTGAGTTTACAGATGAAGAGACTGGAGGCAGCTGGGACCGCTGTACCGAAACTGATGTGGTTTCCCACATCCCGCTGAAAGAAAGGAGTTTTGCTATGTATGAAGAAGCTAATGCATCTGGTACGGTCCGCAGCTCAGGACAGGAGTATGGAACTAATGTTTTCCCATTTCCCATTTCCCACCGAAAAGCTGAGGTTGATGATGTGAAAGATAGACATCAGAAGCACGGCGGTACCGCAAAAATTTTGCTTTTGTTCTATTGGTCGTTGGTTGGTTGGCTATTATTCAATCTGTGAGGTTAAAATAAAAAATGAAATAAATGTAAAATAAAGCTTGTTATGGTCATGGGATAATGTAAGCTTTCATTGTTATAAATATAAACAATAGGAGTATATAATATGACAAAGACAAAAGAGAAAGCACCTAAGTTGCTTAACAGAAAACAAACACAGCTAATTATAAATGGTTGTGAGTTGTTGGACAACAAAGCACAATTAAGCAGTGATTGGAATAGAATTATAAAACCAGAAATGGTTTTATTATTTGAGGAAATGAACAATCACTCATTAGTTGGTTTAGGAGTTGTTAAAAAGAAAACTCACTATTCAATTAACAGAAATGTTAAAGAATATAATATGTTTGATAGTGAGAATTTTAAAAAACAATATCCAGACTTGTTCAAAAAGTTCAGTAAAAAGAACATAAGAACAAACTGGACTTACTCAATCAGAGAGGTATAGTTCATTATGACAAAAGCACTAATAAAAATGAATGAGATTATATCTCAAGATAAGAACAATGATGAGATCGTTGCGGAGTTAAAACAATTCGTGGATATCTTAAAGAATAAAAAAGAAAGCACGATTGATTGGCAACTTGTTGCGGGATATCTTGATCAACAAGTCTTTGAATTCTTTTTAAGAAATCAGAATGATGAGAAGATCAAAGAGTTCGCAACAACTCTAGCAGGAAATCTTGCAGAGAAATTTGGCATGGTCAGAGATACAACGACTATGACACGACCTAATTAAACCAAATGCGTGGCGGATAAAACCGCCACGCTGTCCACCAGCAGTTCACCTGTCACCATCTCAATATTAGTATCTCTTTTATCCTACATACTAGATTTAGCGATTTTTACACACCCTACCCCCCAGATTTTGTGGATGTTACTTGACAAACAACATACGTGCAAAGTTAGACAGATATGATATAACCAAAATACTTATGGATTTAGATTTACTCCCAAAAGAGAAGTTAATTAAGGTAAAACAACTTCTAGATGCAAAAAAGATACTGAAAGCGAGAACAGAATTCCTTTACTTTGTTAAACAAGTATGGCCAGATTTTATATGTAGAGAAACAAATGAACCTTCTAAGTGGGGCCACCATCAAATAATTGCTGAAAAATTAACCCAGGTTGCTGAAGGCAAGATAAAGAGACTCATTATCAACATGCCACCTAGACATACTAAATCTGAATTTGCATCTTTTTTGTTTCCTTCTTGGATAATGGGACTCCGACCCAAAGCCAAAATTATGCAAGTTTCTCACAATGCCGAACTCTCACAAAGGTTTGGTAGAAAAGTAAGAAACTTAGTTGACAGTACCGAATATAAAAAAATTTTTAATAATATGGGACTCCAACAGGATAGCAAAGCCGCAGGTCGTTGGGAAACTTCTGATGGAGGTGAATATTTTGCAGCGGGGGTCGGTGGTGCCATAACGGGTAGGGGTGCTGATGTATTAATTATTGATGACCCTCACACTGAACAAAACGTCATGTCTGATTCTGCTATGGAGAAAACCTATGATTGGTATGTATCAGGCCCACGTCAACGTTTACAACCTGGTGGGTCGATCGTGGTTGTAATGACTAGATGGGCTACAGATGATTTGACAGGAAGACTTTTAAAATCACAATCTAACACGGGTGCTGATAAGTGGGAGGTGGTCGAGTTCCCAGCAATCCTGGACGACGGAGAACCTGTATGGCCAGAGTATTGGAAGAAAGAAGAATTAGAATCTGTAAAAGCATCTATACCTCCTCAACGTTGGAATGCACAATATATGCAGAACCCAACTTCAGAAGAAGGAGCCATAATCAAACGTGAATACTGGCGACCATGGTCGGGAGGCATGCCAGAATTAGAATTTGTTATTCAATCACTTGATACTGCTTTTTCAAAAAAAGAAACTGCAGACTATAGTGCAATAACTACTTGGGGTGTGTTTAGACCGTCAGAGGATTCTCCACCATGTTTAATGTTACTTGATGCTATGAAAGGTCGTTGGGACTTTCCAGAACTAAAAGCAGTTGCAACAGAAGAATATACATATTGGAAACCAGAAGCTTGTATCATTGAGGCAAAGGCCAGTGGACTACCGCTCATTCAAGAATTACGTAGAACTGGAATACCTGTCCAAGAATTTGTCCCTGGTCGGGGAAAGGATAAAGTTTCACGTGTAAACGCAGTGTCTCCTGTCTTTTCATCAGGAATGGTTTTTTACCCTGAAGGTAAACAATTTGCACATGAAGTTATTGAAGAATGCGCAGCATTTCCTCACGGGGATAATGACGACCTCGTGGACAGTACCACACAAGCTGTGTTAAGATACAGAGAAGGTAATTTTATTTCAGCTGATTTTGACTATGATCCTACGGACGAAGTAAGAATGCCAAAAGAATATAAATATTATACGTAGAAACCATGGCTGATGATAACAGAGTAATATTAGATTATGATGAAGTAGCTGATCTAGATGATGCAAAACTAGAGGCAGCCAAAAAGAAATTTCAAGAAATAGCATATCCATTAGTAAGAGATGTAACGCCCGTGGTCGGTGAAGCACAGTCCTATAAATATGCAATGCAAGATGCTCAGACTTTAGCAAAAGCTGCAAGAAGTGAACCAGGCTATGATGATATGACTCCAATTGAAGCGTTGGGGTATGTAGGTCTAACTGCACTTGGAGTAGCGGGTATGACACCATTAATAGGGCCTGCATTTAAAAGTGCAGCTAAAGGTATTCGTGCATTGATGCCGAACCGTGGAACACGGCAATCAGCAGGTCAAACACTTCCAGGAGCTCGAGCAAACGAATTTGATAGAATGGATCTTGATACTCCGATGAACGATGATCTAAGAGCATCGATTCAAAATGACCCTAGGTTTGATATTTTTGTAAATGGGTTACCTGATTACAGAAGAACTCCTGAATCTTTAGAAGCAAATATGGTTGAGTACAGAAACATATACAGAAACGATCCTGCAAGAATGGCACAATTTAATGAAGACTATTCTCTTAGAGGAAGCACAAAAAGTTTAACTGAAGAAGCGGCTCAAGCAGATAAAAACCAAGTAGATTTTGATGCAAAAGTTATAGGTAATTCATCAAAAGCATTAACAATACCAAAAGAACCTTTAACGTTTGGTAAAGGGTTAAGACAAAATAAAAATGATACGGTGAAAGAATATTTAGGTTCTTCAGCTTGGGACGAAGTAAATAGATCTGGTAATGCAATGGGTACACCGCAAGAGTGGTTAGGATTTTTAAAAGGGCTAAGACAAAAAGGAATAAAAGCAGAAGAGTTATCAGACTCAGGATTATTGATGTTTGGTAAAGGTGGTGAACCTGTAGGCGGAGATATATTTAATTTAGCAAAAGACAATGCCAAACTTAAAATAAGTAAATCAGAAATTTTAGCAGCATTAGAATCTAATCCGACATTTAGAATGAAAACAAAAGATTACAGATATCCAATCAATACAGATGAAGTATTAAATGTATATCCTAATTTTGCAAAACTAAGTAGAGAAGTCGAATCAATGATTTTAAAAAACACAACTGATATATCAGATGTAAGTGCGCCTACAAGATCAGAGTTTAGTAAAATTACAGATAGCTTAAATAATGATAGAATCACCTTTAATGATTTAGCAGGTTCTCTTTCGGCTAAACCTAATAATTTATCTTCACTTGAAGCGACCAAAGTAAGATTAACAAATTCATTAAATAATTTTAAAGACAATGATAAAATACTAGTAAGAGCTTTAATAGATGAATATGATAAAGCTATTGGTATTGCATCAAGAGCAACGGAAGCCACTTCAATGCCAAGACATAAAGGGACTTTTCCAGGTGGCGGAACTGATTATAGAGAAAAGGTAACTTATTTAAATGAAGCTATACCAGGTAACTCTGTAGGTATGAGAATAGATAGCTCACACTTTAACGAACCTAATGCAGTGACATTTGTAAGATACGATACTAGAGGTGTAGACAATTATGGGGACACCTATTTTATGGTTGAGTTACAATCAGACCCTCATCAAAGCATAACTAAATCTGCATCAAGTCATTATAAAAAATTTAAAAAAGGTGAATATGAATTTAGTCCTGTAGACATGGTTAGAAAAAATCCAAATAGCAAAGCAATTAGAACAAGAGTTATAAAAAGAGAAATTGATGATCTTTTAACTAGACAAAATGAAATACAAAAAAATGCAATGGAAAGACCTCTAGCACCACCAGAGATAGACGAATTAGATTCAATAATGAAAAGTATTAAAACTAAAGAAAGAGATTTAAATAGAATGCCTGCTACACTAGGAGAAGCATCCTCTACTCAAATTTCACGAGGATCTACTTATGATATAGATAATAAAAGTTATGATTTTTTTCCAATGGGTAATGAATCTACTTGGGTCAAAGCAAATATTAAAGGTTTAATTAATGACGCAAGAAAAAATAATAAAAGATACATTGCACTTGCACCAGCAGACTTCTTTCAATTAACTATAAATAATAAAGCAAAGATAGAACAGTTTTATGGTTTGGGAAATAAAAGATTAAGTGATGAATTTATAAACGTTGATTCAATGAAAAATTTTAATAACGCTGATGGCAGTGGATTTGGTAAATATAGAAAATATAAAAAAGTAGATGACGACAGTTACTCAGACTCTTTGCCTACTGAAGAATTAGGAGGAATGGCTGTTGTACCGAAGGCCATGAAAGATGTTGCAAAAGAACTTGGCGCAACGTTTACTACAAGGAAAGTATTTCACACAGACCAAAATAAACTATATAAAATATATGATAATAGTAAAAAAGTACCCGCATATGCTTTTAGTAAGAAATATGAAATGGAAGAGTTTTTTGCTAATTTAGATAGGAAAAGTGGATTAGAGATGATGAAAATGGAAACAGATGATCCTAGAAATTTTGTCGAAAGTATAGTAATAGATTTACAAGGGACTAATAAAAAGGCTAAAATGAAAGCCTACAAATTTGGAGGATTCGTGCAGGTTGATAGATCTAACTTTGCACCTTTGTTTTAATGATAGATAAATTGATAACTATGACAGCTAAAGCTCCACAAGATACTGCAGCGTATGCGCAAGAACAAATAAATCAACCGCAAGACGTTTCATTAGGTATGGATGGATTTCAAAAAGATAAAACAATGAAAATGAAAAAAGGTGGTTTTATTGCAAAAGGATGTGGTAAGGTCATGAGCAACAGACGTAAAAAAACAAGGATGTATTAATGTCAGGAGAAAGTTTCGAAAACACAGATTTAGAGATTGAACAAGAAACTGGTTCATTACCAGAAGATGTAGACACTGTAATTGATGAAGATGAAAATGTAATTGCAGGAGAAGATTTACCTGAAGTTGCTGAAGAATCTTTTTATACTAACCTTGCAACAGTCTTAGATGATCAAACACTTTCTAAGATTGGATCTGATTTGGTGTCTGATTACGAACAAGATAAAAGATCAAGACAAGAGTGGGTAGATTCTTATGTCAAAGGTTTAGATCTATTAGGTTTTAAATATGAATCTCCAAGCAGACCCTTCTTAGGTGCAGCGGGTGTGACCCATCCTTTACTGGCAGAATCTGCAACACAGTTTCAAGCACAAGCGATAAAAGAACTATTACCCTCAGACGGACCAGTCAGAACAGAAGTAATCGGTGCGCAAACAGATCAAAAAGTAGATCAAGCTAGCAGAGTTAAAGATTACATGAATTATATGATCATGAACAAAATGGAGGAGTACACTCCAGACATGGATCAAATGTTATTTATACTTCCCCTTACAGGATCAACATTTAAAAAAGTTTATTTTGATCCAGTAATGAATAGAGCTTGTGCTAAATTTATAAAAGCAGAAGATTTAGTAGTACCTTACAATGCAACTGATTTATCAGATGCAAGTAGAATTTCTCAAATAGTTCAAACATCAGAAAATGATTTAAGAAAATTACAAGTTTCGGGATTCTATAGAGACATAGATCTTCCGAGACCAGTTTATAAACAGGATAAAGTCCAAGAAAAGATTTATGAACTGGAAGGTGTGTCCGCAAATGACGGACGGGATCGTGGTGGGTTATATAATTTAGTTGAGGTTCATACTAATTTGGATATTCCTGGTTATGAAGATCCAGATGGAATTAAAGTTCCTTATATAGTAACTGTAGATGAAGACTCTAGAAAAATTCTTTCTATCTATAGAAACTACAAAGAAAACGATCCTCAAAAGAAACCAAAACAATATTTTGTACATTATAAATTTTTACCAGGACTTGGATTTTATGGTTTTGGTTTAATACACATGATCGGTGGTCTATCAAGAACTGCTACTTCTGCATTAAGACAATTACTAGATGCAGGAACTTTATCTAATTTACCTGCTGGATTTAAATCTAGAGGTCTTAGAATAAGAGACGATGCAGACCCTTTACAACCAGGTGAGTTTAGAGATGTGGATGCTCCTGGCGGAAACATAAAAGATCAATTTCAATTTTTACCTTTCAAAGGCCCTGACCAAACTTTATTTCAATTGTTAAATTTTTGTGTTGAATCAGGAAGAAGATTTGCTTCAATTGCTGATATGAAAGTATCTGATATGAACGCACAAGCTCCTGTTGGAACTACAATGGCGATCCTTGAGCGAGGGTCAAAAGTTATGTCTGCTATCCACAAGAGATGTTACTATGCAATGAGACAAGAATTTAAAATGCTTGCAAGCGTGTTTGCTGATTACCTACCACCTGAATATCCATATGATGTAGTAGGTGGAAATAGATTTATTAAACAAGAAGATTTTGATGATAGAATAGATGTAATCCCAGTAGCGGATCCTGATATATATTCTATGACACAAAGAATACAAGTTGCTCAAGCTGAATTACAACTAGCACAATCTAATCCAGCAATGCATGATGTTCATGAAGCATACAAAAGAATGTACCAAGCTTTAGGTGTAAAAAATATTAATGGTATTCTAAAGCCACCACCTGAACCACCAAAACCTTTAGACCCTGCAATTGAAAATACAGGTGCACTACAAATGATTATTCCAAAAGCTTTTCCTCAACAAGATCATGAAGCACATATTCAAGCACACATGGCATTTATGACTTCGAGAATGGTTCAAGTAAATCCACAAATATATGGATTACTTCAAGGCCATATAATGGAACATGTATCATTACAAAGTAAACAAGAAGTATTACAACAGTTTAATCAAAACCCACAAATGGTTGAGATGCAAACAGCTGATGAAGAAGCTTTTACAATAGAATTTGATAACGCGGTTGCTAAAAGAATTGCACAAAGAATACAAGAATTAGTAGCGATGGAACAACAATTTACTGCACAACAAAATCAAGATCCTCTTTTAGCTTTAAAACAAAAAGAATTAGACCTTAGAGCAATGGATATTCAACGAAAAGCTACTGAAGAAGCACAAAAAATGGATTTTGAAACAAACAAATTTAGTGCACAACAGACTTTAGCTGAAGATAAGCTTAATTTGAATGAAGAATTAGGCAGAAAAAGAATAGAATTGCAAGAAGAGAAACTTGATCAAGAAAATAACAATGATTCTGAGAGATAAAGGTAAAAAATCAGGGCCTCCACCAAAAAAAGGGCCAATGCCACAAGGTTTTAGTGGACAAAAAATGAAAAATGGTGGAAAAATAACTGAGAAAATAGAAAAAAAGAAAAAATAGGAGCATTTATGTGGTTATCAGCAATAAAATTAGCAGTTTCAGCAGGAAGTAAGATTTACGCTAACAAGCAGCGAACTAAGATGGCTATGTCAGACGCACAATTAATGCATGCATCTCGTATGGCCGAAGGAAAAGAAGCTTACCAAGGCAAATTATTAGAAGCACGTCAATCGGACTGGAAAGACGAGGCGGTACTCATAATATTATCGGCTCCAATTTTAATTTTGGCCTGGGCGGTGATATCTGATGATCCAACAGCGATGGACAAGGTAAGATTGTTCTTCGATATGTTCTCTACGCTACCGTCATGGTTCACAAATCTCTGGATCCTTGTCGTGGCGAGCATCTATGGTATAAAGGGAACACAAATCTTCCGTAATGGAAAAAAATAGTGGACTTTGAAACAATAAAATACATCAAGAATAAACTGCTTGAACCTAAGAAAGAACGACTTAAAGATAAAGTTGTAATTGGTGTTGACAATTGGGACGAATATAAATATATAATAGGACAGATCAGATCCATAGAGGATCTGCAACAAGACCTAACGGACTTGTTCAAAAAACAGGAGCTACATGACGATAATAACGCCGAAGGCGCAGGAGACTAAAAATGGAAGTCTTCTCAATGCTTACAAGACTAAAGAAGAAGTAGAAAAACTTTACTTACATTCTGATTCCATTGACAAAAAAGCCGTAGAAAAATTACCTCAACCAACAGGATGGAGAATGTTAGTTCTTCCATACTCAGGCCCTAAAAAATCTAAGGGTGGTTTAGTATTTTCAGATGAAACTCATGAAAGAATTCAAATGACAACTGTTTGTGCATTGGTTCTTAAATTAGGATCTCTTTGTTATTCAGACAAAGAAAAATTTGGAAATAAACCTTGGTGTAAAGAAGGTGATTGGATTATCTTCGGTAGATATGCAGGAAGCCGTTTCAAAATTGATGGTGGTGAAGTGCGTATCTTAAACGATGACGAAGTTATCGCTAAAATCAGTAATCCAGAGGATATACTGCACACTTATTAAGGAGCTAAAAGATGGTAAAAGATAAATATGGTTTGGACACTAGTGAAGTAGAACTTGAAACTTCAGGAGTAGAAGAAAAAGAAGTTACAATTGAAGAAAAAAAGGTTGAGTCTAAAGAACCTGTAATTGCAAAGTTTGAAGTTGAACCAGATGGTACAGCTGTAAATGAACACAAAGACGATAAGATAGAAGTTGTTCAAGCAGAAGATACTGAGGTAGAAACTAAACAAGAAGATCAAAAAGATCCCCAAGACTTAAATAAATATTCTGAAAGCGTAAAAGGAAGAATAGGAGATCTTACTAGAAATTGGAGAGAGTCTCAAAGAAGAGAAAAGGCAGCTTTAGAATACGCTAAAGGCATTCAAAAAAAGATTGATGATATGCAAAAACGTTTTCCAAAATTAGAGGAAAATTACCTATCTGAATTTGAAAAAAGAATTAATTCAGATTCTGCTGACGCATCTAGAGCACTTCAACAAGCAATTGATTCAGCT